GAGCTTCTTGAGCGTCTTGCCGCCGTCCGTTTCGATCTTCCATTCCTCCGGGAAGACCGTCGTTCCAATCTCGGCGAAGCGCGTGAACAGCGCCACTTCCTCTTGCTCGGCGGCGCGCATCACGGGGTTGTAGGGCAGCATGGCGACGGGCGTTTTCACCCCGTCCTTGCTAGTAATTTCGATCCTTTCGACCTGCCCTGCCTTCTCGAGCAGATGCGTGAACCGCATGAAAACGCCGACGCACACTTCGCTGAAGAACGACAGGCCGGGCGTGCCGATGCGGCGCTGCGCCAGCGTCATTTCGTCGATCCACTGTGTTGCAGTTGGCGGCGTGTCGCCGCGTTGCTGCGGCCAGTCCAGGAAGAACAGCCGCTTGACGCGCTGCTCCATGTCCTGAGTCAGGAAAATCGCGGCGTCGATGCTCGGCGGGTCGTAGATATTTTTTATCGCGTTCTCTTCGCCCGGGCGTATCGGGTAAGCCATGCCCGTCTCGATGCCCTCGCTGACATTCGTGAAGCTCCTGTCAGGGAAGGTGACGGGCGGGTCGAGCGACATATCGACGTTCTTGACCTTTTTCATCGCCAGCTCGTCGATCTGGCGAAACTCAGGAAGCGCCTGGATAAGAGGCCCGACAGCCCACGCGAATTCCGGCGTGGCGCCGAAGCGCCCGACAACGAACGGGCAAGAGCCTTCGCCTTCGAAAACCTGCTCGTGGACGAAAATTCCGTCGATCGTGATGACGTGCTGCCACTTCACGTCTCCCGTGTCGTCATAGATGCGCCAGAAGGCCCACACGACGACGCAGGTTTTGTCGCCGCCTTTGCCGCCTTTCTCGTAAACCTCTTGCGGGATTGGGATTTTCGGCAGGATGGCCTTCAGATAGCGGCGCTTCGTGTGGCGCACGATAAAGCGATCGTCGATCCTCCCGTCAGGGCCGATGTTGATTTCGATTTCGCGGATCGGCACGGCTTGCACGACGGGCGGCGCGAACAGGTGTGGATGGTCGATCCAGAAGCCGATGACGCCAAGCGCCAGATCAGGGTTCGACGCCTTCCCAAACTCTGCGTAGAAATTCGACGCGCGGATCGAGCGGAAAATCGTCTCGTCGGCTTCGCCGGCTTTTGACTCGACCTCTTCCTTCATTTCCGGTGGCACGAGCGGTCCTGCCTTGCGGATGACCCATCGGCGCGTCTCCGGCATGAAGGCGTTGAGGATCACGGTCGGGAAGTCGCCGCAGACCTCGAAGCCGAGCGACGTGTTGAGCTCGGAGGCGTCCTGGCTTTTGACCGGCTGCGCCTTGGTCTGCGACGAGACCGAGCGCATCCTGTGGGGAGCCGCGAAGAAATAGCCCTCGCGCATGTCCAGTTCGAACGGCGCTTTCTGCTTGCGCGCGTCCATCAGGCGGCGCTTGCAAAGCTCCTTGAGGCGTTCCCGGCCGGCTTTCTTTTCCTTGTCGTCGGCGCTCTGCTCGGCCATCTGTCAGCCGCCTATGCCGGCTTGATGCCGGCGGCCATCGTCGCCGACCGGCCGCCGAACTGGCGCAGAATATCCCATGTGTCGGTCGCTACGGCGGACTGGATGGCGCCCACCTGCTTGTCGGTCGCGATCTGCTGCTGACGGGCGAGCGCGCCCTGCTGGTCAAGCGTCTGCTTCAGCGCCAGGAATTGCAGCATGTCGCTGCCCCCACCACCTCCACCGCCGCCGAATACGCCTTTCCCCATGGTCTTGCACCACCGTCGCGCCTTGCTTCAGGAGAGCCCCATAAAGCGCGTCCGGCGTGAAGACCCCAACGCACTGGCAGCCGAGCATGTGGCGCGCAAAGCTGACGCATGTCAGAGGACCGCGCATGATGACGGGGTGGCCCTTCTCGGGTCGCGAGAACTTCAGGACATTCGCGCCAAATGTCCAATCGTCCAGAAGCTCGATCGAGGGCTGCGTGTCAGGAAGAAGCACGAGCCGCGCGTGCGAGAAGACCACTTCCTGGAAGACCCATGTTTTCGTGCGGCCTGACATGCCGATGAGCGCGACATGCTTGAAGCGCCCAGGCACGATGCGGCCATACCAGACAGGCGAGTCGGGATAGAACACGACAAGCCACTCGGTAATCTCTTCAGGCTCGCGATGGATGAACATGGCGCTTCCCCTTGTTCTCGCGTTCGAACTTCTTGATGTGGTCTATGACCTCTTGCCGCGTCGCCTCGCCGCGCCTTATGGCGTCGGCGATCTTGAATTCGTCCCAAATCCAGTCCGCCGCCAGGATCATCGCCCGCAGCTCAGGGCCGATCACGTCTTCGGCGCTCACAGCGGCCCCCGGCAATATTGCCGCTCGTAATTGTCAATAAGCGCGCAGATTTCTGCTGGCGCCGCGCGTTGCGAGCGTAAGTTCGCGTAGATCGCCGTCGTGTCCCAATCGAGCGCGGCGTTCGCGACTTTCTCGCGCACAAGCTTTGGCAGTGCGTCATAGGCGGCCATGACGACTTCGATCGGCGGCTTCGCGTTCGACGGCGCGCCGTTCATGGATCCGGCGTTACTCATGCGTCCGACCCATGGACGCACACCTCTGCGTCATCAAGAAGGTGTGCGCACATGCGATGCGACATGACGACGGCGCCGCTATGCAGATCGTGCCCGTATCCGTCTGGATAAACCATGTCAGTCGACACATGGTGCGATGCCCACACCGCGACTATTCCGACGCCGACAATCTCTCCTTTCTCTGCTGACGCGAGCCATCGCGCTAGCCTGTCGATTGTTGGTTGATGAGGCTTTCCTTCAACGCATATCGCGCCACGCAGGCTGACGACCTTCCCATCACTCATGCGCGGACCCTCCTCAGCGAGCGCTGCGCGCGCGACACGCGCGCCGGGGCATGATGCGCGCTCGAGCCGAACGGCGCGATCACCTCGCCGTTGCCAAAAAAGAGCACCATGTATTGCAGGCAATCGGCGATGTCGGAATACTTCGCGTTCGCGCCGCGCTTCATGGGCTTCGGCTCGCCGTCTGTCAGATCAAGGCAGTATTTGCCCGAACACGCAGCGACCAGCGTCGGGCAGTCCATGGGATCAATCACAAGCCGCGGAAGGCCCATGTGCATCGCGTTCATGGCCTCTTCGACCGCCGTTATGCGCGTCTCGATATGGTTGTTCTTGACCGGAGCCGGCGTCACTTTCATGCCGTGCGCCTCGAAGACGTCGTAGGCCGTCAGCTCATCGGCCTGCCCCTTGTCGGCGCCCTTCGGGTCGCCTGTGAACTGGAACCGCGCGCCAGGATAATGCTGCGCGAGACGCTGCTTGAGCCACGGCGCGAAGGTCGACGCGCCGACGCCATACATGCGGAATTCCTTCAGCACGTAGAGCCGGCCGCCGATTTCCTGCCCGACGAGCGCGCACGGTCGGCGCCCGAAGTCCAGCGCAACAACCACAGGGTAATCAGGCTTGAAGCCGAGCGGCTTAGGGCTGACATGCGTCTCGCGGCGGAACATCTTCCAGACCGGATCGCCTTCGACGACGAAGGTAATCCGGTTCATGAGGCGAGAGTCGATCCACTGTTTTGATTTGCCGCGGCGCTTCTCAAGGTAAAAGCCTTCCTCGAGCCATTGCATGTTCTCGGCTTTTGGATTGTCGACATAATCGACGACGCTTTCGCCGTCTGGCCCGAAGACTTCGATCAGCGCCGGCGGCTGGACGTGGTAGCCCCAATCGCTCGGCCAATAGGCGCGCTCTTCCTCGGGAACCTCATCAGGATACGGGACTTCGCCCGTCATCATGACGATCCAGTGATCTTCGTTCGGCGCGTTCATGTCAGCGATCACGCCGTTCCATGAGCATCCGCCGTCTTTCACGGACGGAAAGCGACCCGTGCGGCTCTCGCCTTCGTCGAAGATCGCCTTCGGAATGTATTCGATTTCGTTGAACCAAATCCCTGTCAGCTCGAGCGACCGGAGTTTGCGAACATCCGACGCGTCGTCCAGCGCCAGGAAGATGACTTCGAGCTCGACGTCGCCCCACCGCAGGACGTGCGTCATCGGCTTGGCCCAATTGAAGCGCCCGTAGAGATTTTCCGGGAACCAATCGAGCCATGTCTTGACCGTGGTCTTTTCGAGATCGGGGTAGGAGTTGCGGACGATCGCCCATCGTGACCGGCGGATGCCGTCGAGGCCCTTGCGCTGCTCTGAGGCGAGCATGGCGATCTTGTAGCAGGAGGCGCTTGAAGTCCCGGAGCCGATCGGCCCCCGTATAACGGTCACATGCCGACGATCTACGAGATACTCGGCAAGCACCTTGCCGTTTGGCTCGTAGATGCGACGGCCTGCTTCATCCAGCTCAATAAACGGCACGTCATCGCCCGCGTTACAGCTTCAGCTTTTCGAACTCGTCGAGCAAAGCATGCGCCTCTTGCGCCTTCGTGCGCAGGCGATCGATCTTTTCTGTCAGGCGCGCAATCGCCGCGTCGACGCGATCGCCGATCGGATCAATCGCCTTCTCGAATTCAGCGATGCGATCGAGCAGGCCCCACAGCGTCCGCGGCGGCGTCCCTGCGCCAGCGCTTTCAGTTTCATCGACCATTTGTCGTCTCCTAGTAATTGGAGCGGGCGGCGGGAGTTGAACCCGTCATCGTCGGTTTGGAAGACCGAAGCTCTACCTTTGAGCTACACCCGCCTATGGGATAATCGTGCTCTGCAGCCACAAATACATGATGACGCCGCACCGAATGCCGAAATACGCCAACCCGCCCGCGCAGATCGCTCTTACAAAGGCGACGGAGGACGGGTCCATCATCAGGCGGCTTCCTTCGCTTCCGGCTCTTTGGGAGGCTCGGCGTGCGTGTCCTTGGGCTTCGGCTTGCGCTTCAGAATGCCGGCGGCGCGGCGGATGCGGGAAGCGCGCGCGGCAATGCGTTCCAGCGCTTCGCCGAGCTCGGGGTTTTTGCCGGCGAGCACATCGGCGATGTCCTCTTCGGTAAGCCCGATCAGCGCGTCGAAGCCCGTAGCGGCGTCGTGCGCGACGGCTTCCTCGCGCGTGTCGAATTCCTTGCCGTCGTCGGCGCGGTATCTCTTGACCACAGTGACCATTCTTTCCTCGCTTGATGTCGTATCGCGCGGCCCGACATGCGTTGTTGAGCATGAGGGAAAAAATGCCGAAC